GACACACTTAGAGTTGTTGCTAAAAACGCTGGTCAACATGTAGCTATTGGAACTACTGGGCCTGCAACCACAACTGATTATTATGTCCCTGCAAATACTTCCGCAACTTTAAATTTAGGTAGAGTTAGTTCTATCGGAATTGCTGGAATTACAAAAGGAGCTGCAACGGTCATTACACTCCCAGAGGGAATGGGTAATCCATTCAAAGTTAATGATGTGATTGTCATATCAGGTGTCACTGGTGTCACTGGATTTAATACGACAGCAAAAATAGTTTCAGTACAAGAAGCTAGAACGATTGGATACGCACAATTTGGTGCTAAATTAACGATTGATCATGATAGTCGAGTTCTTAACTCTGACAACGCAGTTGTAACTGCAGCAGAGGCAAGAAGACAATTGGCTGTTTCAGCGGTGACTGACCATACAACAGCTGGTCAATTATTTGCACAACAGGTTCAAATATCAGGAGCACAATAATGAAACTCATTACAGAAGAAATAGAACAGGTTGAAGTTATTGTTGAAAGTCGCAACGGTAAGAAGAATCTGTATATTGAAGGAGTATTCCTTCAAAGTGAAATGAAGAATCGTAATGGAAGAATGTATCCAAAGTCTACACTTGCTCGTGAAGTTGGAAGATATAACGAAAACTTTGTTGAGAAAGGTAGAGCTCTTGGAGAACTAGGTCATCCAGATGGCCCGACTGTCAATCTTGACAGAGTATCTCATAAAATTGTTTCTCTTAAAGAAAGTGGAAATAACTTTATAGGAAAAGCAAAGATTCTTAGTACACCAATGGGTAAAATCGCATCTAATTTATTAGGTGAGGGTGTTAAACTTGGTGTTTCATCAAGAGGTGTAGGGTCTTTAAATAAGACTAACGAAGGATACAGTGTGGTAGGAGAAGATTTTACTCTTGCTACTGCTGCTGATATCGTTGCAGATCCTTCTGCTCCAGATGCTTTCGTAGATGGTATCATGGAAGGAAAGGATTGGGTATGGGATGGTGGCATACTTCGTGAGAGGATTGCAACTAAAACATACAAACGCATCAACACACTAGTTGATCAAAACAAATTAGACGAAAAGAAATTAAGCGTCTTTGAAGATTTCTTAGCAAATCTTTAAATATATAAATAAAAACAGATTATACAAAAGGTAATTCGGAGAGTTCAAATGTCCCGTGGGAAAAATTTACAAGAAATGGAGAACGCCGTAACCAAAGGTGCAGCACCCGCTGAGCCCATGCAAACCATGGCAGGCGTGAGCTATGAAGACCTCGGTGGCCCAACTCCAGAAAATAATTCACCAACAGACGATTCTAATAAATTAAAGGATCCAGCTGGTGAAGGTTCATATGCAGCAAATCTCAAATCAGTAAAAGGTGTTATGGCTAAATCAGAAACCCCTAAAGCTCCAAAAATGGAAGAAGCAGAAACTGAAGAAGAGGTAGTTGCAGAAGACCAAACTTCTGAAGAAGAAGTAGTCGCTGAGGAAGAGGAAGTTACAGAACTTCCCGAAATCACTGATGAAGTAGACATCGATGACGATGTTAATGCACTTCTCGGTGGTCAGGAACTCTCCGAAGAGTTTAGAGAAAAAGCTAAGACAATTTTCGAGGCTGCTCTAAAATCTAAAGTTACCGAACTTAGAGAAGCCATGGAAGCTCACTACGAAGCAAAGCTCGTAGAAGAGGTCGAAGGCATGAAAGACGAACTTATCGAGCGTGTTGACTCTTACTTAGAGTACGTCGCAGACGAGTGGTTACAAGAAAACGCACTCGAAGTAGAGCGTGGACTTAAATCCGAAATGACTGAATCATTCCTCGCTGGAATGAGAGGTCTATTTGAAGATCATTATGTATCAATCCCTGATGATAAATATGATGTCGTTGAGAATATGGTAGACAAACTTGACGAAATGGAAGAAAAACTCAACGAGCAGATCGAAAAGAATATAGCTATCACTAAGAGTCTCTCCGAGGCAACAGGTGGTAACATCCTTTCCGATGTTTCTGAAGGCTTATCAAGTACTCAGAAGGAAAAGCTCGCTTCACTTGCCGAAGGTGTTGAGTTTGAAAGTGAAGAATCTTATAAGGAAAAGCTTGAGACTCTAAAAGAGTCATACTTTAAGGCTGCTCCAAAAAGAAGTGACTCGGAAGTGTTAAACGAAAGCGCTGCATCACCAGAAGTTTCTGGTAGTATGGCGGCATACATCCAGGCACTATCCCATGCCACTAAAAAGTGAATCTCAACTTGTTAATTAATCAAACGTAAACTTATTAGGTAAAAACGCAAATGTTTGGCAACGCAGAACAATTGCAAGAGAAGTGGAAGCCCCTTCTAGAACATGATGGAATTGATGCTATCAAGGACAATCATCGTAAAGCGGTTACTGCTGTCTTGCTTGAGAACCAAGAAAGATTTTTAACAGAGGAAAGATCATTCCTCTCAGAAGCCCCAACAGTGAATACAAATACTGGCTCTAGTGCTGGTTTCTCTGGTGGTGCAACAGCAACTGGCCCTGTTGCTGGTTTTGACCCTGTTCTAATCTCATTGATTAGAAGATCTATGCCTAACTTGGTGGCATATGACCTTGCTGGTGTTCAGCCAATGAACGCTCCAACAGGACTTATTTTCGCAATGAGATCCAGATTTGTTGATGGCACAAATGCTAACAACATGCTTGGAACAGAGGCATTATTCAACGAACCAGATTCAGCATTCTCTGGACAGAACCAAGAGAACGATCTTACAGACGGATTTACATCTGTTACAACTGGTTTAGGTACAACTGCTCAGTCAGGTACTAACCCAGGCGCTCTTAACCCTTCAACAAACGCAACTCAGGTTGCTTATGATGTTGGTCAAGGTATGAGAACAGATGACTCTGAAGATCTTGGAGAATCTGGAAAGACTTTCAACGAGATGGCTTTCTCAATCGAGAAAGTTACTGTGACTGCAAAGTCAAGAGCTCTAAAAGCACAGTACAGTTTAGAATTAGCTCAAGACCTTAAGGCAATCCACGGATTGAACGCTGAGGCTGAGTTAGCAAACATTCTATCAACTGAAATTCTTGCTGAAATCAACAGAGAAGTTATCAGAACAATCTACAAAACTGCTGAGACTGGTGCTCAGGTTAACGTAGCATCTGCTGGTACATTCAACTTAGACGTTGACTCAAATGGTAGATGGTCTGTTGAGAAGTTCAAAGGACTTCTATTCCAGATTGAAAGAGATGCAAACGCTATTGCACAAAGAACTCGTCGTGGAAAGGGTAACATCATCCTTTGCTCTGCTGACGTTGCTTCTGCACTTACAATGGCTGGTGTTCTAGATTACACCCCTGCACTTAACGTTAACTTAAACGTAGACGACACAGGTAATACATTTGCTGGTGTTATCAACGGTAAGTATAGAGTCTACATCGATCCATTCGCTGCTAACAGTGCTGCAACTCAGTATTATGTTATCGGTTACAAAGGAACATCTCCTTACGATGCTGGACTATTCTACTGTCCTTACGTTCCACTACAGATGGTTAGAGCTGTTGGTCAGGATACATTCCAACCAAAAATTGGCTTTAAGACTCGTTACGGAATGGTTGAGAACCCATTCTCACAGGGTACAACACAGGGATCAGGAACACTTACTGTTAACGCAAACCGTTACTACAGAAGAGTATCTGTTACAAACCTTATGTAAGTCAATATTACATATTTTTTAAAGAGACCCGAAAGGGTCTCTTTTTTTGTGTCTAAATAGTAACATGGATGATCAGAAAGCCGCAAAAATTTTAATCAAAAGATCAAAGAAAAATCCAATTTTATACTCAACTGCTGATATTCTCTATGCTAAGAGAATTAAAAAATTGCAAAAAGTAAATGACTGATTCAGTATCACCCTTTGACAAACAGATAGCCAACAGGAACTATATGTCTCCTCTTGGTTTTAAGTTGATTATAACTAAAACACCAAAGGTTGATTTTCTTTGCCAATCTGCGAACATACCTCAAATAAGCATGGGAACTGCTGTTCAACCAACTTATTTGAAGGATATTCCTGTGCCTGGCGATAAAGTTTTGTACGATGATTTAAATGTTCGTTTTTTAGTGGATGAAAAGATGGAAAACTATCTTGCAATTCACAAATGGATCACAGGTCTTGGATATCCAGAATCTATAGGTCAATTCGATCAACTCCGAAAAGATGATATTAGAACTAATGCAAGTGCTAGCGACGATGCAGATCCTCGTTATTTTGAATTTTCAGATGCGACTTTACAAATTTTAAATAGTAATTATAAACCAAGTGTCTTAGTTAATTTTAAAGATGCATTTCCAATCTCACTTTCAACATTGGAATTTGATGTTACTCAACGTGACTATTCATATTTCACAGCTGAGGTGACTTTTAAATATACCATATTTGATATAACTGATCCTAGTGGTAATCGAATAGACAACTATTTTAAAAAATAATTTTACATGATAAATCTTGATAAGATTCAGTCCATGTGGCAAGAGGACTGTAAGATTGATATTGACAATATGCATGAAGAATCAATTAAGGTTCCTCAACTGCATTCTAAATATCATGAGATATTAAACAATTTAATTTTATTACGAACAAAAGCTCAAAAGATACAAAAGAGTGTTCGTCATGAAAGATATGAGTATTACTCTGGAAAGGCAGATCCAGAGGTATATGAAAGAGAACCATTTCCAAAGAAAGTTAGAGATAAAGACGCACTGATTAGATACATGGATGCTGATGACCGAGTATCAGATGCTAATTTAAAAGTCGAATACTATGATGTAATGATAAATTATACAGAAAGTATTCTAAAACAAATATCAAATCGCACATATCAAATTAAAAATTCAATTGAATGGCATAAATTCCAAGCTGGATTTACATGACCCACTTAATTATTAAAAAGAAAAACGAAGTCTTTGTTACGATAGACTCAGAACAATATGTGTATCATGAACTTTCAGATCATTTTACATTTGAAGTTCCTGGCGCCAAGTTTATGCCACAGTATCGTAATAAGTATTGGGATGGAAAGATCAGACTTTATGATATGAGAAAGAATGAGATCTACACTGGTCTTGTTGATCGAGTCATATCATTCTGTAATCGTAAAGGATATACTTATGAGTTTGAAGGTAGTAAATTCTATGGTCTACCACTCGAAGAGAATGAGATGATATCGCCAGAGGGTGTGACTGATTATGTAAAAAGTATCTCAAAACACAAACCCAGACCATATCAAATTATGGGTATTCATGATGCACTGAGACACAATCGTAAATTATTACTATCACCAACTGCATCTGGTAAGTCATTAATGATATATGCTATCACAAGATATCATGTTGAACACAATCGTAGAATCTTAATTGTAGTTCCAACTACGTCTCTTGTCGAACAAATGTATAAAGACTTTGAAGATTATGGTTGGGATGTTGAAAAATATTGTCATCGTGTTTATGCTGGAAGAGATAAAACAAGTAATTACGATGTTACAATCACTACATGGCAATCAATTAACAAATTGGATCGAAAGTATTTTAATGATTTTGATGTAGTTATT